GTGTTCGTTCCTGATTTAAATAATCTTGTATAGTCTTATTCCACTGAGCCATTAATCATTCACCCCAAGTTAATCTTTCTGGTTGATATCTTTGTACGTTTTTAATTTTTGATGTTTGTTGAGATGCTGGATAAATGTTATGAACAATTGCTCCGGGATATTCTCCTTGGAGATGTTCTGCAAGTTCATTCTTGTTCATCATTCTACCTTCAACTTCCATTCTATAAATTTTTCCTTCCCAAACCACATCAGCAACAAAAGATTCTTTTGCTACTTCAGGTTCCGAACTATTGATATAAAGATTTCCGTTGAAATCTCCAGAGATATTTACTGACTCTGATAGAAATTGTTTGAAGGATTTCATTTTAGTTACAGTTCCAGCGACGACGGGATTGGCAGATTGCTTTATCTGGATCTTTAGAACAATCAATATTATGCATATCCATTTGACCTTTAGAACGACGACAGTAATTAATACGTCGTTGAGCATCCTTACTTCCTGGTTTTGGATTACCAGTTACTGCAGTTTGTAGTTTTGAATCTGGATTTTGCTTACGATATTCATCTACTGCACCTTGACTCATACCAGGAGTTCTATCTTCACGGTTCTTTTTTTGCCAATCCTCAACTTGAAGGAATTGCTCACCTGGTTTAATATCAGAAACATAATACGACTGTACTCTCGAACCTGGATAGACCTTCTCAATCTGATCTTGAACCTCTTGTCTATTTGGTTTTGTAGTTTGTGGGAAGAATAACTTAATCATATATAGTTTTCCTCTCCAATTCAATGTAACAAAAATAATATTTCCAGTTTTTGCAGGAATACGAACTGCTTCTTCTACCTTTTTAATAGGATCTGGTTTAATAATATCAATAACTTCTGCAAATGTATTGCCATTTAAATCTTCTATCGTTTCTTCTGAAACTGATTTCCAACCACCACCTTCGGACTTATAACCTTTTGCTGCCCATCCATTTGCATATGCTGAAGGATAGACATCAAACTTTGCTTTTGCCTTTGCCTTCCACTTTGCCCATAGTTTTGGATTAGTTGGTTCATTTTTTTCTTCAATATAATCCTCTTCTACACAGTTAGGAACCATTTTATTACCTTTCTTCTTCAGTCCTTCTTGCTTATATCCAGTCCAGCAAGGACCTTTTTCCTCATCCATTGATCCTTGAACATTATGTTCACCACTGTCTAAGTAATCTGCCGCTGAATCAATATAATCTGCTGCTTTTGTAATTTTAGATTGTACCCATGCTTCAATGTTACCTTCACCTTTCATCTTAGACTTAAGGCGTTTTACTGCTTTCTCAATAGTAGAAAGTTCAGATCTTGCCATCGAATGTTCATGATCAGGTTCAGGTTTTTTCGATTCAGAAACTCTACCAATAGTCACAGCGTCCCACATAGCAGGTCCATAAGAGCAATCCATTCTTCTTTCTCTCTTTCTACACATCGGACAATATCTTTCTTCACTAGATTGCTCTTCGATTTTATTAGACACCATTTTTGGTTTTCCTCCTTTTCCCGAACGATCTGCTACTGGATCTTTTTCTCTCTTCCTCTTTACTGCCGCAGCAATTTCATCTTTTGACATTTTTGCTGCTTTCTCTTTTGATAAACACTTTGGTTTTGGTTCGCCTGGTTCACGAGCACATTTACCAACTCTTTCACCCTCCGTATTATATCTATCCCATCCTCCACCACCTACACCACCCTCTTTACCACTTCCAAACCACTTTCGAAGGTCTTCATAAGCCATACCTCTTTTAGTATGCTTAATTTCTCCCCTTTCCTTTGCAATTAATTTTTTAGATGTAGTCGCAAAATTTGCAGTTGGATTCTCGTCAGGAACTAATTTTGGTTTCTTATCATATTCATCAACATCACCATCATTGTCCCAGTCAACATACTGAACAGTTGCATGATGAACAGATTGTTTTAGGTCCAAATTTGGATCTAACTGATGCTGTTTACCTTTTAAGTGTGGTGTTTTGTGTGAGAATTTCTGGTTCTTCATTCAACTGGTTTTGATTTAGTTTCTTCACCTTTTGCTCTCTTTCTTCTCGCTGCACAATGAGCACGTTGAGAAAAACCTTTTGGATTTGAGCAATCAATGTTCTTTTTATATTTATTACTCCACTCTTCTTGAAACTGCTTAAACCTTTTCATCGTTAGATTGTTTTTTTAGAAGTTTTGCTAGTTCTGCTGTTGAACCAACAAAAAGTGCATTTGTGACATTTGTTGGTCCTTTTGCAGTCTTTCCTTCTTCCACTTCTTTTAACTTCTTTTGCAAGTCCATTAATTTATCTGTGGCATCTGCAACATTTTTTATAAGTTGACCAGCAACCTCATATGCTCTTGGCATTTCACTTTCTTGAGCGAGTTCCAAAATTCCACTAATAGCTTCCTGTCCCTTTTCTATAAGAGAATATAAATTTCCCCTGGTATATTCGTAGTCCTTTTTAATGTCTTTTATCGAGGATGTTGTTTCATTATTAATTTCGGAAGTAGATTCTACTATTTCTGGTTTTATTATATCATTTGATACATTGAACTCTTCATTTAGTTTTTCGTATTTTTTAGTCATTCTCATGAAAACCCACCACTGAATCCAAAGTCATCGCCAACTTCTATTAGATTATTATCTTGTTCCGTTATTCCAAGAACTGCAGATCCAGAGACGTGTGAAGTTGCAGTAGTTCCATTTGCACCTCTAGTCACTGATAGTTTATTTTCTGTTTTTGATTTTACATATATTGTCTCTTCATTAATTGCAATATAAGTATTCGGTAAAATAGATGAAGCATCGTTGACATTGATATATGAATCTGTCTTTTCAATATTAGAGGACAAACTAGTTACGTTTACTCCAGTATAATTCTTAGTTGCAGTTGGTTCAACTGAATATTGTAGATCTCTTCCTCCAGATTTTGCATCTGCTCCGCCAGAAGATGCTGATATATAACCGATAGAAACTTTTTTGATAATATCTTGAGATGCAGAAGAAATTGGACCAAACAGATATATTTTTGCAGTGAATCTTAGTGTATAAATTAATGCCCTTCTAGTTGAAAAATCTCCTTCATAGTCATCACTCATTGTAATACTTCCAAGCACAATGGGAATATCGCGCTTTTCTCCAATTTCCGAAATTAAATTAACAGACAAATTATATGAAGGTTGGAAATATGGAAGTATCTGCTCAATAATTTGAAGCATATCATCATTTAATTTTGTCATTATACTTAACTCAAATTCCATATTGTATGGAACTGGCATATATGCTTTTTTTTCTTGAGTCTTATCTGATGACGGAGATGTTATAAATGTCTGAGTTGACGTTACTTTTCTCTGTGGATCATAATTCAATCCAATAAATTCAAATGACATTCTTGGAAGAGTCATTTGAACTGGTTTGTTTAAATCTGGAGATTGTTCTAGTCTTGCTAAAAACTTCTGAGTTGGTCCATATGCAAGAGGAACTTTCAGTTCACTTACAACATCTCCAGAATTATTTTTGTGCTTTATTGAAATATTATTGAAAAGTGTTCCAAAAGATACAACAGTATTTCTTAATATTTCGTGATAAAAATATTCAAACATTTTGAAGAGAATTAATTATTCTTATATATTATGTATTTATGGAGTTCCAAATGGATTGACTTCACTAAAATCTAAAATTAGGTCAGCTTCCTCTTCAATGATATCATTTTGTGCATATGGATCTGTAGTATTATACTCTTCAACTATCCTTAACTTCCTACTTGCACCACTTTCTGAACCAACGATATTCTCTCCAGAAGCAAAACTTCCACTAATTTTAGACACTTTTAATTCATTTGTCACAGCATTCCAAGAATTAACTATAGCAGTGGTTCCGCTAATAGATCCTGTCACAACTTCATTAAACGCAAATGTTCCAATACCAGTTGCAATTGGCGAACCTATAGTTACCGTTGGAATTGAGGTATATCCGACTCCAGTATCAGTTATTCTTATAGATGTCACCGATCCAGAACTGTTGATATAAGCAGTTGCTGTTGCTGTTGTTCCTATTCCTGGAGAACTTATGGTGACAATTGGAGACTCTGTGTATCCAGAACCACCATTTGTTATTGTAACTGTTGGTGTTGAAGAACCATCGGTAGTAACATTTACTACAACATCTCCACCACTTCCTGTTGTTGATGTTTGGTGTATGTACTCGTATGTTCCTGGTTGTCCGCCAGTACCACCTGAAATCGTATCAATTGTAGCAATTTGATGACCTGTTCCACTTGCCGGTCTTAATTCAGTACCTCTTAAACTTTCACCTTGTACTGTAACACCT